TGGACCACTTGAACAGAATTCTACTGGTGGTTGGAAGATGTCTTATGCGCAAGCAATTACAAATGATGCATGGGTAGCAAATCTTAAATCAACCATTTAATTAGGAGGTATTATTATGTACGAAGGTTTTCAGCAAGGAAGTTTTACCTCTGATGGTAAAAATAAAACCCTAAAGATTCGTTCTGGTTTTGACTGGATTAAAATTGTAAACGAAACTCAGCATGCTGCTACTAATAATGGATATGGTGTAGAGTACTATTGGCGTTTAGGTCAAGGTACAAGTATGACAATGGCTTATAGACCAGCAGCTGATCATACATTAGGAACAAATATAACTACATCAGCAATTACAGTTGTTGATTCATCTGATTTTGCTACTGGCAGTAGAATATCTGTTACAGCTGGTACTAATGCCGTACAACCTGTTTATTCTACTGGTGATACTTCAGGTCTTACAGTTGGAAGTATTGTAAGAATTGATAGTAGTGCTCAAACAAACCTTAATGGTTTAGATTTTTCTATTGACACTATTAATGCAAATACTGATTTTAGGCTTGCTAATGCGCTGGCAACTGCGCCTGGTATAGCAGCTGGAGCCGCAGGTTATTACAAATTAATTGCTCCTAATATTGAAATATATAGGATGTTTACACCAAGTAATAGAAACATTTCTAATATCACATCAGCTTCTAGCGCTGTAGTAACTACTTTAGTAGATCACGGATATGCAATTGGTCAGCAAGTAAGCTTTAAGGTTTCTGAAGAATTTGGAATGACTCAGCTTGATGGTTTGTCTGGAAATATTACTGCGGTAACTGATAGCACATTTACAGTTGATATTGATACATCTTCATTTACGGCATTTAAATTTCCTTCTTATACATTATCTCCATTTGTTTTGGCAAGTGTTGTTCCTGTTGGCGATAATCCTGCATATTCTGGATATATGACAGCACCAGGTGCATTTAAGAATCAAGGATTTTCTGGCGTAATTTTAACAGCTGGAACAACTGGTCCTGGAGGTAACGCAGGAGATGTTATCTCATGGAGAGCCGGTAAATCTGAGATTGTAGATAACGCTTAGATTTTGATTGTTAACGTTAGAATATGGGCCCATTAGGGCCCATATATTTAAAGTATTAATGGATAGGAATAAAAGTGGTAGAAAATAAAAAAGTAAAAATAATAAATAAACTTACCGTAAGCCAGCAAAGAGAGCGTGATGCAGAGCTTGTAACCGGTAGATTTACATTTAATGAATGTCCTGGTGGAATATTAAATTTTTCTTATAGAAAGTATAAAGGCGATAAGCTGTCTAGTTATTCTTTAAAGGATGGTGAAATTTATAAAATACCAAGAGGAGTAGCTAGCCATTTAGTTAAAACCGGTAAATATAAAGTACACGAGCACGCTACTAATGAAATTGGAAAATCTATATATAGAGTTTCAAGTGAAAAACAAAGATATAATTTCGAAAGTCTAGAATTTTTTGATGAGAGCGATTTAAAATCAGACTTGTATACAGTAGAAAGAATTTAAATATCAAATAATTATTGAGGATAAGTGTTATGGCAACTCCAGACTCAAATCTATCAACATTAGATAAGATAAGGATTAAAGTTAGAAGGATAACACGCAATCCTTCTGAAGCTCAAATAACTACAGATGAGATAGATGATTATATAAATAATTTTATATTATATAGCATGCCAGCTTATATTAAATTGGATTCCTTAAAGGGTGTATTTACGTTTTTTACTCATCCTGGAATTGATACATATAGAACTGAAACTGTTGATACTAGTGATCCTTTTTATAACTTTAAGAATAAGTACACAAATATAATGTCTCCTGTTTATATAGATGGAACGTTATCTCATATTTATAGGTCGAGAGAGGAGTTCTATAATATTTATCCTAATAGTGTTGATAAAGTTATAATGGCAGTTGGTGATGGATTGACTACTAACTTCACATATACGGGGCCATATCCTGTAGTTAGAGAATCTGTTGTTGTATCAACTATAAGTTCAGCTACTAATGAGACTATTGTTGTGACCGATAACGGAGAAGGTGAGTTGATTGGAGATGTTGATCCATTAAGTACTTTTTCTTATTCTACTGGTCAAATTTATATTTCTTTTTTGGTTCCTCCTGCTTCTGGTGAAAATATATGGCTTTCTGTAGAAACATTTGAATCTAGTAAACCTATATCAATATTATTTTATGAAAATAATATTACAGTCAGGCCAATTCCCGACAAAACATATAAAGTAGAGATTGATGCCTATAAAAGACCGTCTGAGCTATTAAATTCTAGTGATATGCCGGATTTATCTGAGTGGTGGGAATATATATCTATTGGAGCTGCTATAAAAATTCTTAAAGACAGGTTAGATATCGAAGGTGTAAGCTTATTGTTACCAATGTTTAAAGAACAGGAAATATTAATTGGTAGGCGTAAAATTATACAGTTAGCAGGTCAAAGAACGCCTACTATATTTTCAGAAGGAGAATAAGTATGGCATATACAATAGTTCCGGTAGATATTAATGAAACGTTCTCTGTTTCTCAGCCAAAAATAACAGCTAATTTTGCAGCTATAAATACAGTAGTTTCTGTTGATCATGAAACATTTGATTCAGCAGGGGGCGTTGAAGGAAAACATAAACAAGTAACATTTAATGTTCAATCATCTCATCCAACGACAGTAGCAACAGAAGTTAAATTATATTCTAAGAATAATGCTGCTGGAAATCCTGCATTATGGTTTCAGAAAAGCGGTGTTGCAGCATCAGCTCCAGGCATAGATTTTACAACAGCAACTCTGGCAATGCCTGGATATTGTTGGTTGCCATGCGGTATTAAGATGATATGGGGAACTGTAACTATTCCTGCGGGCACACAAGGAGCAACTACTACTTTTACTGATAGTGGATTTCCTAATAACGTAATTACTGTAATGATAGTAAAGAATAATCTAGTTTCACCTGCACTTGGTGATGACAGTATTGTTGTTGTTAACAATAAAACTAAAACTACTGCAACATTGTCTAGGGTTATTGCTAGTCATGTTGGAACATCAGCAGTAATGGAATATCTAGCTATAGGATACTGATATGGCTTATGATCGTTTTTTAATAGCTCCATATAACTCTGGATTAGATAAGTCATTGACTTCATGGCTTACTCCTGAGGATTCGTTTCAGAAGTTAAAAAATGCCAGCGTATTTAAAGGTAGAATAGTAAAAAGATTTGGGTCAGAGCTTGTGGGTACTGATTTAAATTCTAGAGTAAGGTATAGCCTTCCAATTACTACTCAAACTTTAGGATTAACAGACGCTTCTGGTAATATTACAGGAAATGTAGCAGGTGGCGTTTATGAAATAGGACAAACATTTCTTATTGGTACAGAAATATTTGAAGTTGTGGTATTGGGCACACCTGGAGTAATGACTACTACTGGTGCATCTACGGTTCATACTTTTAATACTTCCACTGGTGCTTATGTAATTAATGGGGCAGCAGCTAATACTGAAACCACATTTTATCCAGTAGATAATGGAGTAACATCTCCTTTGGGTTCAGTTTCTGGAACGGTACCAGGTTCTGTATTCAAGATAGGTCAGAATTTTTCTATAGGAGATGAGGTTTTTACAGTTAAAGAAAATGGTACTCCCGGAACTATGCTTACAACTGGATCATCAACTACTCATACATTTAATACAACTAACGGAGAATATGATTTTGTTGGGGCATCTCCTTTAACTCAGATATATTTTTATCCTTCTGAACCTATAATGGGAATAACTCATTATGAAAAAGGACCTATCAATGAACATATTACTTATGTTTTTGATACTCAGTTTATATACAAATATAATGGAAATTCTTTTAATAATGATTCATCATTTACGGGTACTTTTCATGGTAGCAATAAACAATTTTTTTGGTCTACTAACTATCTTGGCTCAACATCAGATGGAATTGCATTATTTGTTAGTAATTTTAACGCTACTGTAGGTTCTCCAGCAGCAACAGATGATCCAATGTATTATTATGATGGATCTTCTTGGGGTGATTTTTCGGCTAAGACTAAATATAATTCTGCTTCAGATATAGTAGCAAGTGCTAAAATTATAATAGCATGGAAAAATAGACTGTTATTATTGAACACAATAGAGAAAACCTTACTTCCAACTCCTAGCAATATTGCTCATCCAAATAGGATTAGATACTCTCATAATGGTAATCCTTTTTCTGCTAATGCATGGCTTCAGCGTAGACAGGTAATTGGTACAGATAAGGCTGATGGTGGTGGATATATAGATGCTCCAGTAGAAGAGCAGATTATGTCTGCAAAAATAATAAACGATAGATTGGTAGTATATTTAGAGCGTAGCACATGGGAACTTGCTTATACTGGTAATACAGCGCTTCCATTTATATGGAAATCTATTTCTACGGATATAGGATGTGAATCTACGTTTTCAACTGTAAATCTTGAGAATGAGATAGTTACAGTTGATACAACTGGTGTTTATGCATGCAATGGAGCTAGTATAGGTAGAATAGATAATAAGATACCAGAAGAGGTATTTTCATTTCTTAAATCTAGTGATGGTACTAAGCGGGTACACGGGATAAAAGATTTTTTTAATAATTACATCTATTGGACTTTTTTAGATAACGCCTCAAAAGATACTCATGAATATCCTGACAAGATATTAGTTTATAACTTTTATAATCAATCATGGTCTATTTATGATGACACCATAACTACTTTTGGGTATTTTGAGCAGTCTTCTGATAAAACTTGGTCTAATCCTGGTTCTTGGTCTACTGGAGGAACATGGGGAGGGTTTTATAAACAATCACAATCTAGAAGAATATTGGCTGGTAATCATAAAGGTTATTTGTTTTTAGTTAATAATGATCTACCTAAGAATGCTGCTGTATTGCCAATAGCTAATCTTACTACATCGTATGGTGAAGCTACACTTACTATTCCGGATCATAATTTAGCTAATAATGAATTCGTTAAGCTTGTAGATGATAATGTGAGTGGTGAAGAAGCAATCTTTAAGATAATAAGATCTAGTAGCGATACTATTAAATTAATTGACCCTATATTTACTAGTACTTATAAAGGTAATGGACAGTTAATTAGGGTTAGTAAGATAGATTTTCAGTCTAAAGATTGGAATCCGTACATAAAAACTGGTGATAAAATATATTTAGCAAAGATGGATTTTTGCGTTGTTAATACAGGTAAAGGTGAATTAACAGTTAATTATAATATAGATTCTATAGACGGAATAGATTTTATTAATTCTGGAAACATTACAGGAGCTTCATTAGGAACAAATATAATAGAGCTTTATGGTAATAATGTTTTAAATCCTTTAGATGTGTATAAAAAATTACTTTGGAAGACAATTTATTTCCAGGCCCTTGGTGATTGTGTGAATATTAATATAACACTTACGGATGAACAGATGATAGATGAAGAATCTGCATTCTCTAAATTTGAGCTTCAGGGCATGATACTTTATACAATGAAGGAGGCTAGATAATGACTATTGATAGCGAAACTCTTTTACCAATAAGTAATATAATAGATATTTCTAGGCTAGAAGGCTTAGATGTTAAATCTGGCGAGTTTAAGGTATTTATTACTTCTCTTGCTGAAATAGTAAACAAGTTACTTCTTTCGATTAATAATAAATCTATAGGTACTTATGACACTAATGAAACTTTGTCTGGTAAGAGTTATACAACAGGAGATGAACAGCGCCCAGTTTCTGGATTTACTAAGCTAATAGAATTTGGTGCATTGCCAAATACAGCAACAAAGCAGGTAGCTCATAATCTAGATTCGTCATGGGGTTACAGCTTTAAGGTTATTTATGGTGCTACTAGTGATCCAGTTAACAAAAAATATCTACCACTTCCTTATGCTAGTGCAACAGCAGCAGATATAATAGAGGTTAAATTAGATAATACTTATGTTTATATAACTACGGGTAAAGACATGACTGCTTTTACTGATACTTCAATTTTTATAGAATATGTAGAATAGAAAGGGAAAACATGCTTCCATTTTTAGCAGCTGCAGCTCCATATGCGATTCCTGCCGCAACGGCTGGTATAGGAGCTTTGGCATCGTTATTTGGTAAAAAAACTCGTGCTAAAACAACCCAATTACCTCAGTTGACACCAGAGCAACAGCAATGGCAACTACAGGCAGGTAATCAGGCTATGCAAGGGCTTCAAGATCCTGCTGCGGGCTTTGATCCTATAGCACAGCAAGCAAGATCACAATTTCAAACTCAGACGCTTCCTACTTTAGCTGAAAGGTTTACATCTTTTGGGCAAGGGGGACAAAGATCAAGTGATTTTATGGGTGCCATGGCAGGTGCAGGAGCTGATCTAGAAGAAGGTTTAGCAGCACAAAGGGCCCAATATGGACTTCAGAATAGGGGAATGCTTCAACAACTTTTAGGTATGAGTATGCAACCATCGTTTGAAAACATATATCATCCTGAACAGATGGGCGGATTGCAGAGATTTGGAGCTAACTTGTTAGGCCAAACTCCGCAATTATTTGGAAGCTCCTATCAATCTAAAGGACTTCAGGATGTGATAAATAATTACCTTGCTTCGAGGGGAGGTATATAATGGCAACTATTTTAGATAAATTAACCCCAGGCGCTGAATTAGGTGAGCGTTTAGGACAGGGTGTAGCATCAGGATTACAATCTCTTGTGGATGCTAAATTGGGACAGTTGCATAAGCAAGCTGGTTTAATGAGCAATATGTCTCCACAGCAAGCTAATATGTTAAGTAAGCTTCCGGATAATCTATATGGGTTAATAGTTCCTCAGCTTATTAAAGAAAATGCAATGAATCAAAAGATTGGAAGATTTAGTGGTGACAGTGATAATAATATTCCTTTAAGTTCTAATGAAGCAAGCAATATTGGTGCTCTAAACAATCTTATAAATACACAGCAACCTAATTATATTCAAAATCAACCAGAAGCTATTGTTCAGTCTATGTATGGTCAAGGTACATCTGGCCCAC